AAACTTTTTATCAGAATTAAATCCTGCTAAACCATACACACCAGATGAATAATAATAACTATCAAGTGTTTTAGGTAAAGCATCAAGATTACCAAGTACATCTAATTTTTCTAAAGTATCAAAAGCTTCTTGTGAACCACTAGATATAAATTGTACATCTAAACCAGAACCTGTTGACCATTTATCTACGGAGTAATTATAAATTAATAATTTATTATTAACATCACTTGTACCTTCTGCACCTGCTCCTCGATAAGACCAAACTGCAATACTATTATTAGGGTCAATAGCACTTGATACTCCGTCTAAGTCAGATGATAAATCATTAAAGAAAAAATCATCTACTTTACCATTCCCAATAGGAACTAAAGTATCTCCACCAGATAGTTTATAAAAACCATCTTGAGCTAAGAAAAATATATTTGAACCAAAAGACACAACACTCTTAGGAATAAAAGCTCCTATATTGTCTGCTACTTTTGAGAACTGAAATATTAATGGAGTTCCAACATAATCCATTCTATAGATTGCTCGTTCCATAAATATAACAGCATAACTTTCTCCACCTACAATAGCCATTACTGAGCCATGACTACCCACAATATCTTGAAAACCAGATTGGGTATTGCCACTTGGTGTCCAAGTCGAGCTATCATTAATACCAGACCATCGTACTCGTTGATTATAAATAACTGCTTTTTCTAATTTATGTGTTTGTGAGCCACCTGTTGCTGATAAAGTAATAACAACTGCTGTAACTGCGTTTAAATTTGTTGTAGCTAACTTAATACTGTTTGCATTAATTTTAACGACATAATAAGTTTGTTTATCAACTAAGTTCGTTAATGCTGTATTACCATTTTTATCGTAAACAACTGTATCTCCAGTTAAATATCCATGACTATTAATTGTAATAGCATTAGAGCTTATTGCATTAGAATCAAAACTTTTCTTTGCTTCATACTCAGTTACAAATCCACTAAATACAAAGTCTCTAACAATACCTAAATATTTGACAGTAAAAGTAACTAGGTCAGAAAAAAGAGTATCAGTTGTTTCATTAATTTTTTGTATGGGGTCAGTACCATTTGAGCAAATTATATTATTGCCAAATTGGGTAAAGCTCCAAAAGTCTCTTGAGCCTTCTGTAGTTTTAGAATTATAACCACCAGACTTTGATATATCAGAAAAAGCCAAACCAGACATTCTATAAAGTTTACCTTGATCGCCTGCATAGTTAATTGTTCCATCATCGCCAATACTAGAAAATAATCCAGTTGCATTATTTGTTAATGCGTTAGAACTAAGAGGTGTAAAACTAGGAAAAGATTTATATCCAACAGCTAATGGAATTACATTATCAACTTGTATTGACCCTGTATTTTCATAGGTTGGTAAATCTGCTTGTAGTTGTCCAAATTGTATATCTGGCATTTATACCACCATTCTTGATGACATTTGTAATGGTGCAGATGATGTTCTTCCTCGTTGTGCTGATTCATTAGCTGTCTTAACTCCTTCTTGATATAAAGAACCCCAAACTTTTAATCGTTCATCGTTCATTAAGAAAGGTTCACTTTCTGCTAAACAAGCATACAAATATAAATCTGGAAAATTAGTTAGTATAGCATTTGTTGTATTATCATCAGACAATCCTGTAGGTCGTTGAAAAAAACCTAATTCTAAAACTTTTGCACTATCTGGCATTTTACCTAAGTAAATTTGTGTGCCAATAATAGTATAGTGTGTAACTGTGCCAGAACCTTCGCCTGCATTATAGATACGCATAAAATCTGGCGGTGTCATATAAGTTAAAAATGTATAAGGGCTTGTTTGTAAAGAAGCATATCGCATTTCTAAATACCCTGTTGGTAAATTGTAAGCTTGTGTTCCTGCAACAGTTGTAATTGATGTATCAACTGTTTCCATTTCTCTTAATCTCAAATCACGATTTAAACGAGATTCTGCCAAGTCAATAAAGGTGTCTAAATGAGTTGTTAAATCATCCCTGTTTAAATACGAAGCAATTTCTGCTTTTAATGTTGAGTAAGTTGTTAAAGCCATTATATATTTCCATTATAAATTTTAAAAACACTATTTTCTGGATCGTTCAACCATTTTTTAAATCGAACTTTATCTTTAATGCCACCTGCTGTACTCATAATTCCTTTTTTTGCTAGTTGTTGTACGACAACTAAAGGAATAGAAGCAACCTTTGTCATTCCTGCGTGTTTACCTAATTCGCCTTTAAATCTTAGTGCATCATTACCTAAGTTAGACTCTTTTTTATTCATGTCTATCAAAGGCTCAACATCTTGCACATCTTCAAAGTGATATTTATTTTCACTATCGTCAATGTGCATTTTTGTTTTTAAAACTGATGCACTATTATTTTCGTCTATCCAAAGTTTTTTGGTCATATCATCTCTGTTGCGTATAAACTTCCACTTGTAGATGCTTCTCTAATTGCAGAAATTTTATCGCCACCACTTACTTTAATAGTAATAACTTCATCTTTTGGTAAATAAAATGATCCTGCTACTGTTGCTACTGGAGCTGATCCTATTGCAAAGTGGCATCCTGCTGTTTTTGCACATAAAAGCACATAACTAGAATCTGCACTAAAAGCAGTTCCAGATACAACATTATTTTCAGTAAAATCTACTTTAATTACTGTCGATGGTCTGCCATAATATATTCCTGCATTAGCCATAATTAACCCATCCTTCTAACAATGTAAGTTAAGTCAGCAGTTGTTGCTGCTGCTTGTTCGCCATTACTTAAAAGATTAATTGCATCTCCTGCAAATAAATTAATATCTCCACCAATAGTTAGTGAAGCAGTACCTTCATCTGCTGTTGAAGCAGCTAAAGTTGCATCAATACCAGAGTCAGCACCATTGACCATAATGTCAAAAGTAACTGCTGTGCCACCAATAACTGTGTGGACATTCATTAAAATTTCTTCTAATTTTCCACCATCTGGTATTACAACAACTGGACTAGGATTGTTTGCAGTTTGGATAGCTGTCATATTGCCACCCATAATAAAATAATCGTTTAATGTTCTCATTTGTTTTTCCTATTGTTCCGAGCATTATGCTCTTCAATAATAAAGGGAGGTACAATACCTCCCTTATAAAAATATAAATTTATGCTGTTAAAGCAAAAATACCAAAGTTAGCATTTGGAGAACGAGCAGCCAGAGTATACTCTGTAACCATCATTCTCTTTTCAGAATCACCAGTTTTAGCTAGTTCTTTAGTTTCAAAAGGTCGTAAGTAAGCAAGTTCCCACTTATCCATTTCTAAAATATCAACTCTGTTTGCTTGTTGTAGTCTATCTGGAACGAAAGTTACTTCGCCAAAATCAGAAACATACACATCTACAGCACCGATAACTCTTTTATCAGCAATGTTGTTTGTGTTAGTTGCGATTCCATTAAAACCACTTGCAGTTTGCTTATGAGAAGCTGTCATTAGAACTACATCTGGATTTCCACCAAGATCAAAACATTTTTTTAGTCCTGCTTTTAAAAGCACTTCTGTAAAAGGTCTTAAAGTTCCATTAGCATTTTTTTCTGTTAAGCCATCGCCAGTAGGATTAGCTACTGCACCTGCTGCATTTGCATAAGTAGTGTTTGCTGCATCAGAAAAGTTATTAGCTGCTGTTGCAGTTCCAGAAATATTTCCTCCATACCAAGTAGAAACCGATCCTAAAACCCTAGCTGCACCTGCTGCACCTGCTGATTTAAATGTATCGTCTCCGACAAGGGTAAATTCCATGTCTCTTTTTAGCTCTTTTCCTGCTTTTGCCATTTGCAATTATGTTATCGTAAAGGCTCTTTATCCTTTACTTCTTATACTTTCATATAAGTTCGGACTATATCATCAATCTTATAAAAAGATTGTTCGGCACTCGTGGGTATATTATTCTTTCGTCAATACCTAGTCTCTGATCCTTCTATATACCTTTAAAATTATATAGCTTGGATGCTGATTGCCCTCGTCTCTCTCGTTAGGGTGTTCCAGTAGTTCACCGAATTTAAAGCCTACCAATGTTAATAGGCTAGTTCGTCTCCTCGTCCTGCATTTGTAACTGCTTGATCTGATCCAGATACTCCAATAAC